GGGCTTATTTTCTGACTCAAGGTTGTTTCGAAAAAAGCTTTTTGATTCAAGCACATCATTAGCCAATACTGGACATCCATTATCGGGTTGAACACTTCATCATCACCTTCTGAAAGCAGTTTAACATAAATATACTCTGTTCTTTCTTTCCATTCTGGTCTAGCTAGTTGAACACCTCTTTGTTTGAATTCTCTATTCAATAAATTATGTGCGACACCTCTAACTCTATTTATTGCTCTCAAACCATCAGTCCCAAATCTTCTTTTCTGATTTTGCCTTGTAACCACCTCCATGACCTTTCTTACCTTAAACCATCTCTTGTACTCATCACACCTTGTGCCATTAATGTCCATAGCCATTAGATCTTTGATTGTTCTTTTGAGAAAAGTCAAATGCAGGACTGCCTCTTCAATTGTCCAAGAAGCTAGCTGTAACCATTTAGTGATGGGACTGGTCATGACATTACCATCTCTCTTTAAAGTGTCAATGTGATTTTCAAGAGGATACCTAGGCAATTTAGAAGCAAAGTCAGTCGCATCTGGTAGATATTTTGCAATTGTACTGTGTCTATCATCAGTCACAGCTCTGATGCTCTCTTTCCCAGCTTCTAATGAAATTAACAACTTCACTTCCTTGTCAGCGTGCAGGTAGGACACTAGTTTATCTCTAGGAACATAAAATAGACAAACACTTTTGGGTACTTTTATTTGCCTATTAATGAAAGGTGCACTTTTCTTCTTTTTACTTGATTCCCAATCAATTATGAAATATGTTGGATGTTCTGGTGTCATAGTTTTATATCCATACGTTTTAAGTTGAGTGACCACAGTTGATATGTTCCTTTCAATAGTCTCATCATTTTCCAGAAAGTAGAAATTAGTTGCAATATCATCAAGGACATCAACCTGACAATACGTGCCACCAACATGCAACTCAATCTTTCCAGCTCCAGTATACACAACCTTTCCACTAGACCATCCTTTCTCCTGTCGTTCTATGAAGAAAGAAAAAGAATGCTTTTTGATACTATTAATTAACAACATAAATTTGGTTTCTGAGTTGCCTCCCTCATTCTGTGCAAAATACTGCATCATTGTCAACATTTGTGGTTTATAATCCATTTGCACTAGTGCTTCGTTAGCTCTGTTTTCCCACTCTTGAGGACCTTCTTCTAGTTTTCTACTTATTGGACATCTAAATTCTGTTAGAGCACTAATTATGTTGCTTTCTTGCACTGTTCCTGGCAGAGGTGGTCCTAAAAGATTGTAATTGACTGCAGTCATAGCTTCTCGCCCTTCTTTCGTGGTTGCAATTCTGCTCTTCTGACCTAAGAATACTCTGTTTCTTATATAATTTCTTTTCATGACACTCTCCAGCTGAGCAATTTTTGAAGAAAAACGTCCAAATGACGCTAATAACTTTATTTTCTTGTCTGCAAATCTTTGAGCTTTCACATAATCAATCACTGCAACATTATCTTCAAATCTCCCCTTTTCTCTAGTTAATTCGATTGAATCATCTAAGAATGGAATTGTGTTCTTGTAGATTGCCCATCCAGTATTTAATAATGTTTGACTCTGTTCAACTTCTTTGTTAAACCAAAAGTGCTCACAACACGTTGCAAGCTCAATTGGTCCAGCCACAAAAGACTTAGGAACAACTGCCTCTCCTAATCTTTTGGCTCGTTCTGACCTCAATGGACTCATTTTAGATCGCAAATTTATGTTATCA